TTCTTAGCTCCTTTACAGCCGCTTGGGCTCTTTTTAATAAATTATAATGTTGTGGTTTCTCGACATTCTCAAACACCCATCTTGTGATTTCATTTTTGGTGTCGAAGTAATGCTGCAAATGTTTTTGTGGCACAAGGTCATAAAAACATACATCTTCGAGATTTATTTGAGCAACGCTAAAGCCCTTAAAATGCGCCTTCAGCAGATTCTTTGCCGTTGCCCAGCGTTCCCTAAGGAATTCGGGGCAAACCTCGTCAATTGGCCTTCCAGACACCAGCAAATGTGCATAATCAATGTCTCTGCCGAACAGGTGGTCGGAATACGACCAAGTTTTTGTGATTCCCTCCGGAATTTTGTCTCGAATGAATGTGCCGTCAATATAAGTTCCGGCGCAGTCAAGCTTGTTGTCCATTAACTGGAATATCATTTGTCCTCCTAATAAGACGAACCACGTCCTCTCAATGAACCGCCTCCCTGCTGTCGTTGAGCTTCAGTAATTGTCTTTCCTTCAAGTTTTGCTTTAAGATCATGAAACCCATTATAGTGATTCCATACTTGATCTCGAAACATATTATTAATATAACCGAAAGCTGAGGGTTTGTCAAGTTTTTTATAAAAATATTTTGCTTTTTTATAAATGTTTTCGAGAGTCTGGGACCTGTAGACGTTATTTTCTTCTGTGTTTCTTATCATGATGTAATACCACAACTCATTTAAGTCATCATAAGGTCTGTGATTTAATGGAATTGTCTGAAGTCTGATGTATTCTGATACAGTCTTCCCGCATTTTACCGAGACAACTTTAACAAGAGGGTTTTTCAAAACATATTTATTATAATTTATATTAATATTATTATATAACAAATTATTATCTAATGTATATGTTTTAATATATCTATTATCGAATATAGAAGTTAATCCAAATAAACCATAAGAATATCTAATAGAAGCTCCTGCTGGTGAATTAAGATCATACAATAGAATATTTGGATTGTTATGGATTATGCTAAATCCCATGTTTAGCGATAAATTTTTAACATATTCAAAACACGGATGATCTATTATGAGATCTATTTTTTGTTGGTCTGCATCATATGGGATGTCGGCATATGAAAAAGCAAGACCAGAATCAAGAACACTTGATCTAGTCGAGGTATTCCATTTCGTCATTGTTAGTGGAGCATTCTTTCCTTCTTGGAAAAAAAAGTTAAAAAAGTTCTTGACATACCCTTCGTAAGATGTTATACTGGTAATACCAAGAACATTTGGTATGTGTGTTTCGTTGTAGAATTGGAAGACGCTCGAAAGGTGTCTTCCATATTTTAATTTAGGATTTGTATATGAAGAAAGCATTCTAAGATTACCAAATGATGAACCATCATTGCTTGTAATCCCTCTTTCTAGCGCTGTCCGAAAGTTCAGCTGCAAAAGAGAATATGAGTCAGCGACAAAGTCAAAGACACGACCAGATTCAGTGGAAACCATGTAAGATTCGTCAGGAATGACAGAGTTATTTCTGTCATCAATATGGCCATAATGTACTCTTTCCAAGAAATTAGTATTCTTTAAGACCTTTGGTCCGATACCATTGTTCTCAGGATAAGCTTCAAACTCCCACTTAGCTCGATCTACCATTCTGTTTATAATTGGCTTTGTTTTATTATTTGAATTAAAGTTTCTCGTCATCTTGCTACCTCAACTGTTGCTCCATCGGCGCCGCGACTCCAAAAAACTTTATAATAACTGTTATTAAATTTGAACTTATACGTAATTTCGTCAATACCACTAATATTACTTAAAGATTCGTGTATGCTTTTTGCATATGCATTAAGAATGGGTACCCCATCGCCATCGCTTGATCCGAATTTTTCATATGTCTTGTCAGTGTTATCCTCATCAAACAATTGTCCCTGCGCGAATATACCGGAGATTGCCGTCTTTGCTTCATCTAAGGCATTTTCCCTTTGGCGACTGGTGAGAATTGTAGTTCTTTCCCCATCTCCGCTGGTATTATTTGGAGTGGATGGTTCAGAAGTTGATGTTGGTTGAGCTCTGGAGAAAACTTCATCACCTGCCTCATATAGCTCGTTGGCCCTATCTGCAATTACATTGAAAGCGTCGCTACATTTTTCCTTGTCTGATATTCTTTCATTTTCGGTCGAAGAGCTGTTAGGCTCTTTCACAGCATCAGTACCAGTAAAAACGCAGGAAATTTTTATTTCAAATTCAGATTCTGTTTCTCCTAGAGAGTATTCTACCGATTTAATTGTAAAGTATCCGCCCATCCCCATAACATTAGATAAAGTACCATTTTTGTGAGGATTGGAATCCTCCAAAACTTCTTCATCGAACAGCCATGGAGGGTTGCTAAAATTTTTGGTTCCCCAAGAAGGGCCCCAATCTAAAAGATAAAAGTTTATAATATTTCCCGGATAAAAAAGAGTATTTGCCTTTCTTTTTACAAAGGAGAAAGATAAATCATAAACATTCGATAATAAAGATAAAATTCCAAAATTATTATTATTGTATCTAGCTTCTCTCAAAAAAGGCGAATCTGTTTTTGAAAAAGATACATTGTTTAGATAATTGTATTTTGTATTTTTTGTACCATAATATATGTTGGCTGTATACGGACTATCTTTAAGACTAGAGTTTTTCTGATATTTGAGTTGCCTCATCCAAGAAGGGGTTTGTTGATATATCACACAATAGTTAGTGGAGTTTACCTTGGCAGACTTTTTTCCTGATTCAAGGTTTTTGTTTTCGATGCTAGTTTTAAATAATTTACTTCTTGTCTGTCCATTTTGAAAAGGATCTGTTGGATCGAACCATCCGGATTCTTGTTTTTTAAAAAAATCGATTTCATCATTTGAGAAATATTGAGATCTCAAAATTGGAGGAGTTTCATCAGGAAGAAGAAGGGAAAAGCATGTATCGTATATAACTCCATTTACCAATCTTTCAATTAAATCTCTTATAAAAGTCCCAACAGGATAAAAAGAAAGACCTTTGTTGACAACTATTGAATTAAACCATTGTATGAAAAAAGAAACGTCAATTGGAATACATATGGGGTTTATTGTCAACGAGGGTCCATCTAAATTCGTAGGATCTGGAACATTTATCGTCGATACCATAAATCTTAAATTCAATCCACTAACTATGTCTCTGTGTTTTGGTTGACTATCTTCTCCTTCTCTTTCATAAAGACAATTTAAAAGAACAAACATTAGATCTCCTAAGAAGAAAAACTTTTTTTCCAATGTGCTAAGTTCTTTATCTGCGATAATTTCATCCACTGTTGTGCTATCTTCCGGATCTATATTTTTTAGTGCATCTACGAGGGCGTCAATTTCGCTGATATCGATAAAGCCGGCGACTTTATTGGAAATACCTTTAACGTAATTTTTTCTAGAATCCAATGTGCCCCCAATAGATCCTACTAAGAATGCCGTTTCATGGAGATTATATTCATATATTTTATTTTGTCCATTTAGTTCTGCTAATATTGAACTAAATGAAGACTCGCGAGCCTCACGTGAAAAAGCTTCTCTTTCAATTCTTAAAGCCTGCCGTACAGTTTTGGCTTCGCAATTTTCTTTCATTAAAACATCTAAACCTTGTTCTTGTCTCTTTATTCTACTTTCAATAACATCGTTGCTAGCTAAGGCATCATTGAAAGGCATGTTTAGGGTAGATTCAAAATATCCTCTATAGTTTATATCCAAAATAGTCACTCCATCCTCACTGCTTCTACTAATTGAGTGATCGATTAATGCTAAGTCAAGTATCAAAGCATCATGCCCATTAACATTTTTTTTAGAAAGAGCAGCAACTTTCAACCTAAGTCTAGAATAATTCGGAGTATAATGATTTGTTAAATATTGACCAGGTCCATTTTTTTTTGATGGGGTTTTTGATGTTGGTAAAGTAATTAAGTCCATTAATTTAATGTTTGTCCCGGGCGGAAGACCATCCTCTTCACCAAGCGTTACTAAAATTGAGCCTAGTTGAGTTAGAGAGGACAATTCGAACTTAAGAGAAACTTGAACATCATTTCTAGCAGTTGAAGGATTAGTGCCATCAAACTTAATATTGGCTTCTTTTAGATAATAGTATCCTTTGTTTAAGACTTTATTTGTCAATAGATCATCGCTTAATATTTTTAATTCTTTTTGAGCATCTCCTTGTGAGATTGAAGAGCCATATATCTCATTAATTCTAGCCTCAGTTACACTAGGATCAGCATTATATGCACTAACGACATTTCTTAACTTCCTCAACTTTGACCTAGATTTAACATTGCTGACTATGGTACTAGTTGGAATTTGTGCTTCCCTGATTTCACCAGATCCAGATGCCTCATATACCCAAAAAAGATCTTTTACCATTGTGTCACCGCTTGTAGAGTGATCTTTTAGCACTTCAACGGTTTCATTATCCATAGTGGCGAAATTTATAAATTCATTTGCCGTCATCTCTGATTTTGGATCAACTGGGTAAATTCTACAATTTCCATTATTGCTCGAGGATAGAAATGAATTATACCATGGATCATTTATATAATCATGAAAATTTAGACCACCATTACGATGTAGCAGCCCGGTAACCAAAGCACACTGCCGCAGGTTCATTGTATCTTCTACGGTTGCATCTTCAATTCCCAAGGTTCCTTTGATTACTTTCTTATACCATTCAGGGTCAGCCTTTGCTTGAAGCTGAAGACCATCGATGGTACCATCGAACGTCGGTGGTGCTCCCCAGGTGCCATCATTGTCTCTAACAAAGTTTGTCCAGCCAAAAGCCTCTAAGATTGATGGTTTGACTATATTGGGTTTCACCCATCTTCCTTCAAATAAATCTCGAAACCAATGCTGTGTTATATAGGCGCCATTTACTTCAATACTATATTTACTAGTGTCGTCAATTGGGAAATCAAGATCTTGAATTGCCTCAGAGATTTTTTCAAACTCAGCAGAAAAAGTACTTACTTTTTGTTCCCACCACGTCTCTATTGTATTCTTTATTACAATATCAAGGTCTGGTCTAGACATCATAAAGTTATAGAAATTTCTTAGCCTTGGAAGAACAAATTTATTGAATAATTCTTCTTTTTTAAAATCAGCTAGCGGAGGGTTTGGTTCCATTCTATTCCATGCCATATTCCAATAGAAGGCTGTTACCTGACCCTCCTTTACGAGATCTGATCGTGAATATATGTAGGTAAAATCCGCTAAGTAATGAAAGTCTTTCAGATCATCAGTATGTTGATTGAAAACAATGGAGGCTTTCCATGGATATTCTGCGTAGAAAAACCCACTTTGTAAGTTGTTTGCTTTTGCACTATTAAACTTTTCCTCGGCAGTGTACACACTGCCGGCGTCGAATACAGCTTGGCCCAGAGTTCGACCTTGACCATCTTTACCTGCTCTTAAGCCAATACGACTAATAATGCTATCATATTCATCAGCTTTTGTCATTACCTTAGTTTCTCCAATATGTTAGATGGGACGGACGGAATGTAAACAATGTCTCCAATATTATAATGAGCATCAGTAGGTTTTTTGTTTAGCATGGCAATCACCCACCAGTATTTACTATCACCAAAATATTTGTGCGACAATCTCCACAAAGTATCACCTTGAGACCACAAATGTTCTGTAGATATTCCAATTTCCATTCCAGATAGTTTTGAAAAGTCCTTTGTTCTGTTGATTCTTAAATACTTTACGCCTTTTTTTTCGAAAACTTCAAAATATAAATCAGAATCAATTAATGCAACTTTATTATTAGGGTAATAAGGCATCTTTAATCTCCAAGTTTAATTGTTTTTCTATTGTAGGGAAATAGATGTTCTTTTCCGTCTGGTATGATATAAGACTTATTTAGACTATAGCCATCCTCTCCCCAGACTTCATCCCATGAATAATTTTTTATCACATCTCCACTAACATCTTGGAATTCTAGATCAATACTCATTTCTTTTGGGTATATCATAGTGTCTTTATCGACAAAAAACCCCATATCCATGTTAAAATCTAAAGAGAAATTTGTTAAAAATATCGATATACTATTAGAAAACATACTATCAAAATTATTTGGATCTACGAATCCTCTAGAGGCACCAGGCTTCTCAATCATACTTGGTGAATACACTGACAAAACCCTATTGGCTAATCCAAAGCCTTGTAATTTTAAATTGTCTTCATTTAATGATTCATTTGGACCAAGATTGTTAATTAGTATACTTCTAAGTCTTTGAGCTACTTTAAATTGCTTCACCATCTCTTCCGCTGTTGCATTATAATCTGGTTTGAAAAACATTCTTGCCAAATATTGAATTTTGCCACAATTCTTTTTTGCCTCTTCTAAATCACCAGCTGGTAAAATTAGTTTCACTTTATATGAGAGAGTTTTGGTTGTAGTGTCCAACCCCGTCTCCGACCAACTTCCAACTTTCAACAACTTGCTTCCCTCAATTTTTGGAATCTCCACATCATGTTGTCTTGAAAATGAATCAAAAAAACCTTTAAAAACAACATATCTCTTTCGCAAGCAATAAGGGCTGGTCAAACTAAATTTAGCTGCTGAGGTATGATTTATAGGTAAAGATATAAACATATATGTATTATTTTTGCTTCCATGTTGTGAATTATCTATTTTGTTCAAACTTGTTGTAGTATATTCTATTGGAACGGGGTCTACATTGTCACTTTCTTTGTGTGTTGAGCTAGTCTTTACCCGAACATTGAATGGAAAGAATCCTCCATCATCCTCAGCAAATTGACCATTTATCTTAAATCCTAGAATGGGGAACCTTAGTGCATCCGGATTTTCAATCCCAGACCATCCTTCCATCTGCATTTTTAGTGTCAGTTTGATATTTTTTGGATATAGAAAATTATCAAACTCAAAAAAACCTGCGTCTAAATCTGGCTCATAATTAACTGTATCGATTATACATTGCAATCCATGTTTGAAAATGTCTGTAAAAGAAGCATTTTCTGGGGTTGGAAAACTTTTTGTTCCACTACCTAAATTTATTATATTTTTAAACCAAACTTTAAAAAGTGGATTTGTAACCTTTGTCCTATTTGAGACTCCGGATATAATTCCACTGCTTCCAATGGAGTGGGATATATTTGATATAAGCCTTTGAAGCTCTTCAATTTTTGCCATATTATTAACTGCCTCATTGTGACTATGAGCCGGTATATTAATGGTTATATCATACTCTACATTACCCGCATGAAATACGTATGTTGAATCACTTTTATCTTTGTCTTTTTTTATTTCATGTTCTCGAGTGAAATTTAACTTAACTGACTCTAAAAATGCTTTAAAAACAATTGTTCTCTCGAGAGGAACAGATGCAATATATATAAAGTCATTTCCGCTTGCTGAATCTCGGTTGACCGTAGATATGTTGTAGTTTTCATATTTTCCAGGATAAAGTGCCATTATCCACCTCTACCGATTTTTTTATCAACTTCGGTTCTTATTATTTCTCGCAATTGCTTGTCTCCTATGAATACTTTAACCTCAATATTAGGCATAGCAATCTCAGGCATATTAACATCAACGGTTAACTTACCATTACTCAGACTTGCAATTACATCCTCTGAACCCATAATCATTGACGTAGAGCCACCTTTGGAACTAATAGCAACGAACCCCTTAAAGTCTAAGGATGCAAAGTTTGTCATAACTTCAACAAATCTAGTCATTTCTCCAAAAACATTGGAAATGCTATCTGCCATGTCTATAAAAGATTTAGCTAAAAAATCAGGAAGTTCCCACAACATTGGAGAGCCTGATAAATGGAAAGCATCATATAGCCAATTGATTGGTCCAAGAGCCAAGTTCTTTACGAATTTAGCTGCCTTAATGGCTCCATTAGCCATCGAACCAAGTCCTTCTGCGAAGTATCTAGGCATGTCATATAGCTTTGGGGATCCGGACAAAGTAAAAACATCAAAAAGATTGGTGAATTCATCTACCAACCATCCGATAGCATAAACTGCCGCCATAATTGCTGCCACTAGCAATGTCCAACCTATTGCAGACATTGCTCCGGCGATACTCCAAGTTTGTATACTTATATAAGCAAAATATAAAGCAATAATGGCCAAAATTGGTATCAAGCCTTTCATGAATGTCCCCACATGTGGCAAGACAAAAGTAAAAAAGTTTATTAATGGAGACATAGCTAGAAACATTTGTTTAAAAGCCAATTCTAGTTGTTGCATTAATGGCACTGCAGCTTCTGTTGCATCTGCGATTTCTTGTTGAATGTCTGCCGATTCTTTTTGTCCTCTTTGGTATTTTTGATATTCCGCCGTTGACATATTTAGAAGTCTTTGAGCTTCTGCGACATCTTTAACTCCCATTGCTTGAGCAACGTATTGCTTTGTATATTTATCTAATGAATCAAAGTTTCCAACGGACATTTGAACTTGCTGTTTAAGCATCATAATTCTTTCAGAATCTGTTGCATTTAACATTTCTATGTGAGATAGTTGTGTTCCAAGAACAGCATTTAATTTCGCAGCTGATTGTGCAGCTGTATCAAATTTGTCAAATTTTTCAGAGATGGAAAGAAGTGTCCCCATTTCAATGCCGGTCGCTTTTGCTTGAGCAGTAAGCTCTTTGAACACTTTTACATTATTTTTTCCATAAATTGCCAATCTTCCGGAAGCTGCGTTGAATTGTTCAATCATTTTTGTTCCACTAATTCCAATTGTTTTACCCATTCTAGCAATTTGAGCAGTTTTATCAGCAGCAGCCTTTGCAGATAGTCCCATAGATCTTTGCATGTGATCAATTGATTTCGCAGCAGCTGCGGAAGATACTCCAAGTTTTTCAAGTCTTGCTATTGTAGTGCCAACATAAGCATTAGTTTCCGCAGCCGTTGGATTAAAAGTTGAAATATTGTCTTGCATTGCTTTGATCGCAGCCGATGCTTCTTTTACTCCAATTCCTGCCATATTACCAGCACGAGCAATATTATATATTTGCCCACCAAATATATTCCCGGCACCCGTTGAAGCTCCCAAGGCCCTTGAAGCAGAGTCTAATTCATAAGCAATTTTGGCAGTATTTTCCAAAGCATTAACCATTAAGTTTCGAAAATTGAAAGTTTGGCCAATTAAATTAGTCATTCCTTTGAGCATCCCTTTCGGGCCGATTGCTACTGTCATTTGCTTAAGTCTTATTGCTGTTTCTATGGATCTTCCCATAAAAGTATCAGAAGCTTGTGCAGTCATTCCCATAAAATTAGCAGCTTTTCCTGAAAGAGATGTTATCTTTGTTTGCAATGTAAGATAATCTTTATTGATACCCTTGGCTTTTTCTAGGGCATCTCTCCTTTCTTTTTCTGTGAATAAAAGTTCACCAGTCTCCTTATCTTTAGCAGTTAGAATATGAGATAATGTATTTTCACCATCAACTTTGATTTTTAATAAATTTATAAATTGCCTTTCTTCTTCTTTTAGATTTTTTGCACCTTGATCTTTAGATTTTTTTTCTAGCTCTTTAATTTTTTCTGTTCTTTTTTCAATCTCCGCTAGTGCTTTTATTCTGTCATCATCTAATTTTGCAATCTGTCTCTGAAGTTCTTCCGCCTCAACCATGTCGATTTGGTTTTCCCTCCCATAAGCTCTTAATTTTTCTTGCTTCGATATAATGGAGTCTAGGTTAGTTATTTCATTTAGATAATTCGTTGCAATTTTATTTTGGAGTTCTGTTTGAGAAGCTAACATCTCAGCTGAATTAGCTAGAACTTTTGATCTTTCAACTAATAGTTCGTTAAGTTTAGCCGCTTCTGCATTAGATTTTACTAATAGTTCATAGAATTCTGACTGCTTTGTTGTATCAGCAGCTGATGCTCGACCCGAGCCTTGAGTTGGATCGTTGGTTCCATTTGACATTTAAGAATCCTCAATTATAACAATAATTAGTTTTAAAAACAAAATGCTCGGACGTTGCCGAGCATTGATTATCTAGATGCTTTTTTTACCGCATCAGATTCTTTCTTATATTCTTCAATGGTTCTTTTAAGCCACCATTCCCGAAGTCCAACAGGAAGATTATAAAGCTCGTAAAGAGACCACCCTCCATAATGCTTTAGACTAAAGAAGGTCTCGTATACGCTCTCCATATATTCATCGGTCAGGCCAAAAAAAGTCAGTTCCGAAAGGAACCACTAAAACCTCCTCATGCTCACAATTTTTGCAAACAAATTGTTGCTCCATCTTTACATCGGGAGAAATTATTCGGAAAGCATCTCTGAGATATTTAGCATCTATGGCAACTAAATTTTCAGAAACATAATCGATGGTTTTTTGATCTGAATAGCCGTTAAAGTCAACGACAAACCTTTTCATTTGTTTTGTGATTAAGTCATTTGTTGCCTGATTTGGTTTAGAGCTAGAAATCATATCTATTTCATCATAACCAGTAAGTGGTCTAATTCTAGCAACGATTGTTGATAAGGGCAAGCTTATTTTAAATGTACCGTCTTGTAAGTCTTCAATTTCTGTATCTTCTAAATTATCACCGGCATATTCTTCGTAATCGTTTAAGTCAAATTTAAACTTAGAAGTCTCTCCACATGCTGGACATTGAACAGAAGTTTTGTAGTCCGATCCATAGGCAGATGCTCTAGCATGAATGATAATTGAATTTCTATCTCCCATATAAAGAGATCTTGCATCAATCGACTTATCTTTGATTAGATTTTGTATCATCCTATCAATTGCCAATCCTTTTTTCAAGAGAGATCTGTTCGTTAAGATATCTTCATCTTTTGCGGTCATGTATCTAATTTCAATTGAGTCTTTGCCATGCATTGAATGGCCTTCGGGATACCTTCCTTTAGAAGGAAGGGAGACAAATTCGCTTGGAGTTACAAAATCCATTGGATTTGCCATTTGTGGAGCATCCTCTGTCGATGTTGGTTTATGACCGGTCATTAATCGATCTTCATTGTTTCTTCTCATTTACCCTCCGTTTAGGTTTTTTCTTGTAATTCTGCCCAATCATATGATATGTCGAGCGTGTATTCAACTAGACCATCATCTGCATAGTCTAGTTCTCCCCAATTTATCTTTTTAATAACAGGGTTATATAAAGTCCATATTTCAGTCTCTTTTCCGTCAGCATTTAATTGAACTATTTGAAAACTTGAAGCTCCAAAAGATCTACCAACCATTGCAGCTTTTTCTGGAGAAACTACTCTTGCTGATCCCTTAGTATTCCCAGATCCTCTGGGGGTCACATATCCAGAAGATAGTAGCATCTCCCATAGGGTTTTACTTGTACTTCTTTTATCTGTTTCTACTTTCTTGTCTCCAGTATCTATCGCGCCACTGCCCCAAATCCCAGCATCAACAAACTTTATGCTTATGTCTTCCCACTTAGGAATTCCTGGGTACTTGTAGAAATGATTTATTAGTCTATATTCTTTCGTTTCAATAGACACATTTGGCTTACTAACAGAAGAGACGGAGTACAATATGCCCCCCGTCCCTATTCTTATGAAAAATCGGTTCTTTCTTTTTGGTTCTGTTGAAGCGTCACTCCACCATGCCATCTGTCACCTCTTAAGAAATGCTTCTATCAAATACAGGGCTGGTGTCATCATCATTGTACGTAGCCCAATCATAAGTAAATCCTACTGTGATCTCAGAAAGATCTTCTGAGCCATAATCCAAATCTCCAAAAGCAACTTTATTAATAAAAGGATTATGTAAGGTCCATTTTTCAACACTATTGCCATCTGAATCTAATTGATGGATCACAACTGATTGAAGAGCAGCGGTCGCTTTTCCTTTTGAAATAGTGTGAAGAGAACGTTGCCTTGCACTTGCACTTGCATCTTTTATATAATCTGCATTTGGATAAACATACCCAGATTTTTCTAGAATTTCCAGAAGCTTGGTTGATGCATTTTCGCTGATTGGATCAACTAGGGTTGCTTCGACGTCTTCCCATTTTACAGATCCCGGAAACTTAAATGTATGTCCCATAAATTTATGCTCTGTTCCTGCCTCAACATTGATTGCTGGTTTTCCGACACTTTTAGCATACCATACGATACCCTCGGTGCTACCAAGGCCACCAATCTCAAGCTTGAACCTAAATTTTCTTTTTGGATCTTTGCTTGCCGCGTCCAATCCTTCTCCCCAAAATGCCATAACATTAATCTCCTATTTATTCTTAATTAGTGGCTTAAACGAAATCCGCGCCTGTTCTTGTGATTACAAAATCAACCACAATATATTCGATAGCACGAGCTGGTTTGATATAAATCTTAGCATACATGATATTACGATCAATCAAATCAGCAGTAGTTGTTGTATCATCCAGAATCAATTTATAATCTGACAAGCCGAATCTAGCTGACACGCTTGATAATAAAGGATTAACTTGTCCTTTAAATCTATTCCACGTTGATTGAACATTTTGATCAAATAGTAAGTTTCTCGAGATTTTTGATACTTCTGATTTCAAGTAAAGAACCAAGCGACGAACATTGATTCTATCCAATGCAGATTGACCAGCTTGAAGAGTTTTTTGTCCGAAGATTACAACGCCTTCAGCAGGGAAAGTTGCAATTGGATTAATGTTTACTTCATAAAGCAAGTCTCTTTCTTTAGAGTCAAGTCTTTGTCTCGCCTGTAATACTTTAGGGCCTCTAGAGCCGCCAAGAGAGCCCAATCCGCCGCGGTTAAAGCCGGCAGGGGCAAACCATAGCTCTGATTGTGCTTGAGAGCGTCCGAACGCTCCTAGGGCTGCTACAGAAGGTGGAAGCCACACGAGATTTCCACCGTTCAAGTTATCTGAGGCTTGAACCCATGGATAGAAAGCACAAGCATATGAAGAGTCTAGATTTCTTTGCTTAATTCTTGAAATAGCAGTTGTTACCGAACCTAAAGAACTAGAGTCTGTATCTGCAACTACACGTTCTGCTTGTGGCTTATAGTCTTCCTCAATATCAATAATTGCAAGAACGTCTTTTCTAGACTCGGCTGTGTCAATCACTCTATTTGTAATTGCAGGCTTTCTGATACCAGGAATCAACAATAAGTTTGCAGGAACAACCTCGGGATCCTTTACAGAATCCAAAGCTTTATTGATTGTGTAGTGAATATAATCTCCAACATCATTTCTTGTTGAAGAAATAAGATCATCACGAAGAGGCTCTTTTTCCGTTATATCAAATCCTTCGAAGCCACCATGAAGAGGCATTAAGAATTGACGAACATTTAAGCCTAGTAAGTCTGCGAATGTATTTGATGTTGTATAAGAGGTTGATCCGTATGAATCAGCAGTATAAGTTACAGAATTCGTTGAAGTGTTAATAACCAAATCATCCAATGTAAAAGTAAATGAGTGTTCAAAATCACCAGATGCAACGTAGTTGTCAATACCAGCAGGGAGTCTTCTCAAGTAATCACAATAATCATTATCGTATTGATTTGAGGTCGTTGAAATCTTTGGACGAATACCATAGTAAGCACGATATGGGTCTGGTGCTCCGCCTTCCGTTCCGTCTCCACGAAGAGCAAGAGAAGGGAATAGGAAAGACGCAGTGAAGTTGGTTGGACCATCAACGAACACACCAGCAGAACCACCAGCAGATGGCATTGAAGCGTTTCCTTTTACAAATACTCCATCAAAGTCATTTGTGTCGGTACCACCAGCAAAAGCAACTTGAGATCCGGAGGTAGTTGAAATAAATGTTCCAGTGATTGCTTTTGTATTTATGAATGTCCCAGCCAAAGAAGAAGTTAGTGAAACAACCGCACCAGCAACATTCGCATCAACCAAACTATCCCCATTTGACAAAGCCAAATCGATTGCTGCTCCAATGTTTGTTGCAACATCGTCGGAACTAGTAATAGAACCAGTAGAAACATTATATGTTGTAGCGGTCACTTTACTTGTTGTTGTTCCTGTCAGGGTAAATGTAATAGCAGGGTTGATTCCATCATCAACAATAAATGTTAGTCCATCAACCTCTGCGCCACTTGACATTGAAGATGAGACAGTAATAGATCCTGAAGCGGCAACACCAACCTGAGAGGTTGTGCCTAAAGCTTGAGCGCCTACGGAACCATAAGATAAAGTAAAGCCTTTTGGACGAACAGGTCCTTTGAAACCAGCAGGTAAGAATCCTTGGCCGCCACCATCTTTGATGAATTGTTTCAAGTCAACATAAACGATGTTTGACTGGTTTTGGAAATCTCCGTAAGTTCTATAACGACGATTTGTTTCGTCCCACTCCAAGTATTGATCACCAATTCTTTTGGCGATATAGTCAGGAGATGATGGATTAAAGTTAAGACCCGTGTATCTTTCAACAGTTTGACCAGACAGCGTCTTGATAGCGATAGTGAAAGATCCATAAGGATTAACAGAGGCATTAGCAGGGGCAGAAATGTTTTCAACTGCGATCATGTAATCTTTTTGGATGTCTTCTCCGACATGAAGAGACTTCAATCTAAACAAGTCGACTTGATTTTTTTCTTGTTGAGAAATTACCCAGCCAGTTCCAGCTTCTTGAGCTGCTTCTTTGTGAGATCCCCAGTTATAAGTGCTGGTAGATCCGCTTTGAAGTGGAAGAAGGACTCCATAAACAGTTCCTTCTGCGTTGTTTTCAAGACCAAGATCTTCAACTTCTCTTGTGAAAGATTCTCCAAGCCAATAATTCTCTTTTTGAGCAGCAGCAATGGTTAAAGAATTAACCAATTGAGGATTTGTATTAAAAACTGTTCTGATATATTTGGTTGAGTTTCGCGAAAAATTGAAGTTAAGATCCTTCTTTGCAACACCAGAGCCGCTAATTACCAACTTAAATTCACAATTAGATCCAACAGACTTAACAAACGTTCCTGCCTGCTCGACTTGTGATCCATCTGCAGCAGCTGCGCCAGATAAAGCCAAATACCCCTCTTTCGCATAAAATACAGCAGCCAAAGATCCGGTTGTCATTGTATTGGCAGAAGCTGACTCAATCAAAAATAAACCATATGCTGTTGAGTTTGTATCAACACTAGTAGAGATGTCACCGCCTAAGTTCCACCCTGCTTTACCGGCGTCAGTTGATGCTTGTAGATGTTGATCCCCAGCAATCCTTACCATAGTAATGGGAGAGTTTTCTGAGGCTAGCCAAGCTTGAGCAGCATATGATGCGTAAGTAGGGCCAGTAGTGTTTCCATCGCGCCAAACATCACCTTGGACACCAGAACCACCGGGAACTGGGAGACCAAACACTGATACATAATCATCTAAGTTTCTAATTTTTACCGGCTTATTAGCTGGTCCTTTTCTTGTGCGACCAATAATAATTGGGCCTTCTGCTTCCGCTTCTTGTGGAATGAAACTTTGGTCAATCTCGCGGATCTCAACTCCGGGTGAAAGAAAGTCAAAT